GCCTTGCATCATTCTAATACGTTTTGCAACTTCTCCTTTTCTAGCCAAATGTGAATACTCAACAATTAAATCATCAGGTATTGGCACACCCGCTCTTCTAAGTTCAATAGCCTCAGCAAACTGAACCTCGTCAAAGTTATCTCTAGATGGTGCAGTATCTACGACTACATCATACTCACCAACAGTTAGGTCATTTACAATTCTACCTTCAGGTGTCATCTGATTTACAAGCAATGGTACGCTTCCTTTGAAAGGGTCATTTTCATCTGTAATTTGAATGAGACGCTCTTCTGTATAATATCTTTGTATTACTTCTAATACTTTTTCAGCAAGGTACTTCCTACTTTTAGTTAAATTATCAAGAGGTACTTGTATCATAGTAATACCTCTATTTTGTTTAGCTTGAATAGCAACGCCAGAGACCTCTGGAGAATCAGAACCTAACATAGCGTCAGATACTCCACTTATTTGTTTAATATTAAGAGCAGCTTTTTGACTTATTCTATCTAGTCCTGTTGGTATTTGGTTAGGTGGGATTTTACCAGGAGGGCTTGAGCCTCTGTTGTATTCTAAAACTAACCCAGTCTCTGCTCCATGTTCTTCTAAATCATCTGCAGTCATACCTGATAGAGAACCTGATTCAACTATCCAACCAGAGTTAGCAGTTGTATTTACTATATGAAGTTCTTGTGATGATATTTTGTTAAGTTGTTCTTGTGGTGATAATAAGTTTCTTACCATACCAAATGGTTTTCCTCTTCTAAAGTATGGAAAGAATGGAACTAAAGTAAAATGTGAGTAAGGGGACCAATCATCATGTAGTACCACCATATCAGCTGTCACCGTCCAACGAACCTTTCGGACTTTTTTTGTCACTATATATAAACCAAATTGGTCCGCAAACTCCTTTTTCTTTTTCTCAGACCAATCATATGGGACATCTCTTTCATCTCCAGTAACTGGGTCAACATAAACCATGCAATCTTTTAGTTTGTAATACTGTCTTTCAATAACTCGTATAGCTCTAAGGGTTTTTTCAGCTTCAGGATTACCTGAATAAAGACCACTACTATATTCACCTTCGTATGCATCTCCATATCTTTCTTCCATATAATCCATAGAGTCAGAGCCTAAAGTAGAACCTACTTCAGAGATAACTCTAAGTTGGTCTGCCTTATCTTGCCCATACTGTTCTTCTATCTGTTCTATACTCATCCATTTAGTTTCAAAGATTTCATTCCAATTTCTTGGGTCATACTCTTTAGCGTCGGGGTCAATAATAATGTCTAGAGGGTCTTTTGCTGTAACTCGAACTTCGCCTTGAATATGGTCTGTAAAATCTAGACGCACATCAAACCAACCACGGTCTTGAACTAAACCATCTGTAAAAACTTGGGACTCAACCCATTCCATTTTATTGTTATCTGAAATTTGAGAAAAAACTTTGGTTAGGACATCAGCAACATCTTGCATACCAGACCCACGTGGTTTAAATCTTATATCTGCTCTTCGAGTACTTTGTTCACCTACAACTGTATTTATTGTAGGTAAGATTGTATTAATAGTAAGAGCTGGTCGACCTTGGTCATCTAACGCAGCAACGTCAGCTGCTTCCCATTGTTCACCACGATAATAACGGTCACATTTTTTAGCCATTTCTATGTAGTCATTGTGGCCATTGTCTCTGGCCCGTACATAAGCATCGTATTGATACTTTGCAATGTTTGCTTCTTCAGCTTTACTTAGTTTCTTTTTCTTTTTATGTCCTGGCATATTACGCACTCATTGATGATTTATGTTTAACACCTTTTGCGATATATTTTAGTCTATCTCGCCATGACGGAACATGCACCTCTTTTTCGATATAAGTTGCAAATTCTGTCATCATTAATCCTATCCATGCTAGAGCATCAACTTGGTCATCATGTGTTCCATTTGGGAACCTTAGAAGTTCTGCTACTAATGGTCCAGTCCAGATAGCATCTTTTGGAAAGTATACCATACCTTGTTGCATTCTACCCTGAATCGCACGAGCTCTTGCTTCTTTATCTCTTCGACCTACTTTTAAATCTTTAAAGTAAGCTTCATTAAGTCCTCTTTCTCTTACCCTTTTTTCTAAAAATGGACCGAGGGCCATCTCTATATGTCCTTTTTCAATACCCACGATTCCTGGTCGCCACTGCTCATAAAAATCTAATATTTTTTCGACCAGCTCAAAACCATCATACTTACCTCGCACTACATCAACTACATACATTTGGTCGTACTCATCCACGCCGACTGTAATACCAACCGAGTAGTCGTTCCTATCTCTTTGTCCAATCGCCAAGTCCCAAGCTGTATAGTATTTTAATCTATCGTATTCGATTTCATCAGGTTCAAAATACCTTATCATATCTCTAGCAAAATAATCACCCTCATCTGAAACTGGATTTTGTTGATAAAGCGCTGACCAATCTCGTGGTCCTATAGCTTTTCTTATTTGTTCAAGAGCGTCGACCGCGTACCGTTCAGGATGAAGCGCGTCTCCTTCTGCTCGATATTCTTCATCTTCTTCTGCAATTGCAGGATACTTAACAACTTCCCATTGGTCTGCGCCTTCTTCAGCAAAACGTAATAACCTACCTGCTAAATCGTCATCATGCCATCTAGTTAAAATTACAAGTACACCGCCCCCTGGAGACAAACGTGTATAAGCAGTTGAAGTATACCAGTCCCAAATCAAATCACGGTTATGGTCTGACTCTGCGTCCTCTCTGTTTTTTACAGGGTCATCTATTAACAAAACATTCGCACCTTTACCTGTAATACCACCCCCGACCCCCGCGGATACATAACCACCACCATTTGTAGTATTCCATGATTCAACTGACTGTGAATCTTTATCTAGTCTAGTTTTATCAAAAATATTTTTATATAATGGTTCTCGTAGTAACTGACGCACTTTTCTCGAAAAACTCATAGCTAAACTTCCTGAATAGGAACAACTAATAAATTCGTGATTAGGGTGTCGTCCTAAATGCCAAGCAGGGAAAGCGATACTGGCAAGAGTGGATTTACCGTGACGAGGTGGCATAAAGAGCATTAATCTTGGTGACTCTTTATTCTCTACCTGTTTACTAAAATTTTCTAATCTTTGACAGATATCTTTATGAACCCACCCCGCGTGGTACTCAGGGTTAGTTCGTTCAACAAATGGTAAAAGAAATTTTCGACATAATACGCGTTTTGCTAATTCTTGTTCCGCTTTTTTTTGTGCGGTTTTCTTCTTTTTTACTTCTGGACTTTGACCCTCAGGAACCTGGGGTGAGACCACTTGCTCCGCTTCGTCAGCCCGACAGTAGACGCATATCCCTTCTTTAAGAATTAAGGTTTCAGAATAACGGCCGTGGCACTTAGTACATTCGACTTGTTTAACTTCCATTCGGTTTCAAATAGTTAGAACTAGCCCCCGCTAATTGTAAGAGTTCAGCGTCAGACATTTTTTCCATTTGTTCTACTTTCTCAACATTGATATTTATTTGAGTTGCATTGTCAGGCATAAATAGACCGTGGAGCTTGCATAACGAATCGACAACATTTTTTTCTTCAGTCGCATTCGCAGATTTTCTATGAGCTTCGAGATACATATTAGTAGCAGTTTGTTTGTCGAACTTAACTTCTTCTACTAACTGACCTCTAAGATAAGTTAGAGCCTGTTGCATTTTTGGTTTTTTGAACAAGCTATAAACATGGTCCATATCTCCGTAACCTGCTGCACGGCCCGCGGCCGCTTTGGTCATTCCTCTAAGATGAAATAAAAGTAATCTTTCTTCCTGTACAGACAGCTCGCCCAGGTGCACGCCCGCGTACGGAAAATGAGATTGTAATTCAACTCTATCTTCTTCAGTTACAGTCTTGATTTCTTCTTTTTCTTTTAATAAGGCCATATTTATGAATTATATTAAAATTTCTCCTTAGTTGTCACTATATTCTTGCACCACCAGTAAAACTCATCTCCACTCAATGTTTGTTTCATAAGGTTAACTCGCAGGCACACAAGTTGTACATTCGACCGTGAATAGGGACCGTTGGGCGTGATTCGGTCAATACTAACATTTAAATCATGGGCCCCACCGCCTTTTTTCCAGGTCATAAAAATATTAGACTCAGCACACTTACCTTCTTGCTCGTCCCAAAGCTCATATAAATCATCAAGTTTTAACTCCCAAACTACGCCTTGTTTTTTACGTGCAGATTTTGCTTGAGTGAACAAACTTCGCATGTAAGATTTTGGGTCATTGCTTCGCGCTCGGTTACGTTTTTCTTGGTAACAAGTTTTACAAATATTCCTGCGATACTTATTACCATTTCGCATTGTTTGTATTTCAAACCTTGTTTCATTCAAGGATTGTTTACAACGGTCGCATGTTTTTTTGGGCATTTTTTTTGCAAAAATTTTTTTTGAATTTATTTATCATACATCATTTAGCCATTTTCTATAGTAGTATTATATAGCTACCCCCTTTCCCTTTTCAGATTTATGAACCTTGTTTTATGTTTTTGACCTTTGGAACCTTGTTTGATTTTAGGTGTATCATGCCTTCAGCATGGTCGCGTCGCGCGCTTCGCGGTCGGACGCGGTTTATTTATTCGTAGCTTCGCTACGCTGATGGACTAGCTCGCCAAATGTAATTGGCTCGCTAGCGCTCCTTCCGTCGCTCTTATTCTTTATTGTCCGTGGGTAGCTCGCCAAATGTAATTGGCTCGCTAAGCTCCTTCCGTCGCTCTCATTATTTTTTCGTAGCTTCGCTACGCTTACTCTTTATTCGCGCACGCGCGTTGTTCCGTTCCTCGCGGAACGGTATTGGCACCTGTGTGTATCTTGGTTGTAGATGAATCATTAGGACACATCGCCAGATACATTATTTGTTATAGGAGAAATCATGGCAGATAAGAAAAATTCGTTTACGCTCCAGCAAGGAGAAACATTTGTTTTTAACATAAGTGTTAAAAACGAATATGTTGATGGCTTTGAGAAGAAAACCTCTTGGCTCGATAATGGCATAGCTACTATGTCGTTTACCAAAGATGGTCAGCCTCAATTGATTGTTAATCAGTTGATGGCGCCAAGAATGGTTCTCAATAAGGACAATGGCACACAAAAGCCTGAGGCCTTACATCTTTTCGTAAGAAGAGAGCGAGTAGTTAACAATGGAGAGGCAAATGAGAAAAGCAAAACAGCTTGAACTTCCTCTTCAAACTAAAGAAACTGTCTTAGGCGTTACGCGTAAGGCAGTATCTTTAACTACCAAAACAGCTTCTTTGGTATTAGATGGCATCGGCGCGCTCTTAGCCGTAGGTCATAACGCAGTAGATATAGCTAAACAAGGCTATGAAATCAGGAGAAAGAAATAATTCTCCATTACATTGGGTAGGCTGAAAGGTCTACCCATCTCATTATGGATACTTTACCAGAGTTTGTTCTATTAGTTATTGAACAAGCATTCTTAGAGTTAGAAATTGAGGAGTTAAACAATGAATCACATTGAAGATTTAACCAAAGAAGACTTAGGTTTCTTTCATATTTGTTTAAGTTGTCTTCATATCCAAAGCCCACAATGGTCAGAACATATTGATAACCAATATAATAATGGCGAAATTGATTGGGAGTTCATAAATTGTGAACAATGTAATAAATGTAATTTAAGGAAAGTAACATGTTAGAATTTACAGTAGCTTTCATCTTATACGCTATCGTTCGTATAGCACTTTTAGTCTATTATTCAAATAGATTTCTTAATCTGATTAGGCATATCGATTCTCGATTCTAATTAGTTTCTTTAGGGTATCAGGCCCGCTAGCGCTCGCTATCGTTAGCCACTTGGTACCCTTTTCTTTTTAACTACTATCATGAGGTTTCCGCAAGCGGAAAGTCCTTTAAGTAAAGGGAAAGGGGGTAGCTGGCAATACTAGATGGTATGCGACTCGGTCAGAAAAAGCGTTACAGTTGTTACAGGTGATATGCAGCTGTTGTAACACACAACTGTAACATGCTAATCGACAGAGAATAAGAGTCATTGAGATATGCTAGCGATAGAAAAGTTACAAAGTTACAGATATAAAAGTCCTGGTTGTATATAGTGACCGTTGACCGTGGACCTTTTTTCTTTAACATAGAACAACTGTAACATGTAACACTTTCTCCCCGCCCCGCATTCTGTATGGGCATTCGGCTGTTACACATTAAAATTTTTAGCTGTAACAACTGTAACATGATATTAGGACGCTAGGCTCTGGCACGCCCTCGCGGGCGCGTATTGGCACTGGCTTGCGCGTGTTGTAGGTTCAGCACGCGTGTATTTAATTTTCTTATAAGGAGAATATTATGGCGAAAGCTAAAAAATCGTCTGCAGCAAAAGCAGACCACTTCGACCCAAGCGAAGTTCAACAAGTTGTTGACATGGCTAATGGAGAGACTGGAGAACTACTACCTCCAGCTAAGACTCCAGAGTCCGCTTGGATACCTGATACTAATGGTGACCCATTAGGTTCTGAAAATAGAGCGAAAGCAGAGGCAGTGCAGTTACCTGCATACTTCTTTCAAAGATTCGCTCTTGATACTGACGGTAACGCAACTTTTCAGCCGCGTAGAATCGACGAGATGATAAGTCTGTTTCAAAGTAAATATGAGACAGAACCTCAGAACGTTGACGCTAAGCAGTATGCAAAAGACGTTTCAACTATTGTTGATGCTTATCGCGTAAAATGTAAAGTAGATGGTTTGACCACAGGCTTCAAAGCTTTATCTGAGGCTACAGATACTTGGGCAAACTTTGTTTCTACAACATTCGAGTATCGAGAAAAATGTGAATCCTTAGCGCCTGACCAAGAAATGCCAACTTGGTTAGTGGAGCGTGAGGAGAAAATGTTTGCTCTTGGTATTAAAGCTCGTATGTTACGGGACGCGCTTCATCAAGCACAGGACGAAGACCTTTTTGGTTTGAAGTCTGTAGCGTTGGAAGAGTATCGTATTCGCAGTTCACTTGAACGCGGGCAACAAAGATTGGCTGAATGGTCTTATAATAATTGTATCAATCGTGAGTTACTTGTAGCTCAAGATATGAACGCAAAGACTAGAGAGCATACGCAATCAATCTTTGATATGGTTTAGCTACTTGTCTCTCCCCCTTTTATTATTAAGATGGGTAGCTAGTAGTGGTATATAACTGACTTGCTCATAGTTGTATACCACTTATTTTTTAGGAGCAAGGGTTGGTTACCGAACACCCGCGGGAGCAATGAGAAAGGCTCCCATTAGTTACAGAAATATCAATTGTAGCGGTCTATCGATATAGCCTACAACAGCTGGTTGATATTTCTTTTTGGGAAAAGGGAATGAGTAGACGCGTGC